GTTCTTGCAAACATTGGTGCTTTTAATGCGTCCGGCAGTGCAACTGATGATACTCGTATGAATGGCCTAGTCACAGGAGACCTCGCATGAGTACCATTCTTGTAAACACGCTGACAGGTACTAGCACTGCTGGCTCTATTGCAGTCACGGGTGAAGGCAACTCGACGACCACAAACTTGCAGCAGGGGCTGGCTAAAGGCTGGTTTCATTACGATGGCTCTGGCACAACTTTTGCCGACAGCTTCAATGGCAGTTCCGCTACAGACAGAGGAACTGGCAGTTACGATATGAATTACACTAACAATATGAGTAGTGATAACTATTCATTTTATGGGGCGTGTATGGCAGGTGGTAACAGGCACTTTGGAGGTTCTGGTGACGGGACTCCCGGCATAAACACCAGCAATTCCAACATACAGATTTATGATGGGTCTTCACTTGGTGACACCACCCATGTTCAAAGCGCAATGCACGGAGACCTCGCATAATGACTAGTTTCGGTACACTCAAAGCAGATACCTTGACGCACTCGACTGCGGGTTCGCTGGCTACGAATTTTGTTGTTGAGGGTAGTGCAAAGATGTGGATTAACCTTGACGGTGATGCTGGAACACCGGCGGCTTTGGACTCACTGAATGAAAGCAGCGTGACTGACGGTGGTTCAGGCATCTATACTTATAATTTTACATCAAACATGAATAACATCAATTACTGCTTTCAAGGCACAGCCGCACAGATACCTAGCAGCACATCTTCTGGATTGCACCATGAGCCGCAGGACAACAATGCAAGCTATGCAACAGGTTCAGTAAAATGCGAAACGTATTACGTTGACAGCAGCACAAACCGCACTAACGCCGACTTGTCTAATAGCAACGGTACTGTATTTGGAGACCTCGCATGACAGTGACCCCAGAGTTTCAAGGCACACACCTATGGGACAGGCTCTGCTGGGCCAAAGAGAACCTTGAGGGTGTGCAGTCAGATTACCGTGTCGTGTACGAAGACAGCCTAGACGAGTGCGCCAAGATATTGGTGCCTGACCCTAATTGGATGGCGTGTGCATTGCAGGGCGGCATCCTGCCGCCGGTAGAAGTGTACTGGGAGTTGGCAAAGGACGAAGCTGAAGAGGGCTTTACAAAGCACACTCGTGGCTATCTGTTGCACAACACCAAGCCTGTCGATGCGATGACGGAAGAACAGGCGATTGAGTACCTGATTATGAAAGACGTACCGCAGTCCGTATGGCGGGTATGGAACGAGGGCAACAAACCAAAGATGGTGATCTGCCGCAAAGAACAGCTTCCCGGCACACGAGAGTGGCGCAATGCTTGGAAGATTACTGAAGAACTTAGCGTCACAGATTTAGCAGCCTAGAAGGAGAAACCTAATGGCAACAACATACATAGTAGATAAGGACGGGAATCAGATTGATGCCGCTTCGGCTACCGTTCCTTCTGACCGTCATTTCCGCAATGCATGGTCATTAAGTGGCAAAGTCATCTCTGAAGACATGGATGCAGCCAAAGTAATCTTCAAGGACAAAATCCGTGAAGTGCGTGCGCCGCTGCTTGAGGCAGAAGATGTAGTATACATGAAGGCACTTGAGGCTGACGATGCCGACGCAAAGGCAGCATCCGTAACCAAGAAGAAGGCACTGCGTGATGCACCCGCTGCATCTGCAATCACAGACGCAGACACAATTGCAAAGCTGAAGGCAGCTTGGGATACGTCTATACTTGGCGATAGCCCTTACGCATAGGGAGTAAGAGATGGCGCTGACCAATCTCACAAAAGGTACGGTTGTCGGGTCGGAGGGCGGCTCGGCAACCACTAACCTTGTTCAAGGTCTGGCAAAACAGTGGGTGAACTTTGATAGTACGGGAACATTAACTGCTAGAGACAGTTTAAATGTGGCTAGTTTCACTGATAACAGCACAGGAAATTATAATGTTAATTTTAGTTCAAACTACGGGAATAATGATTACGCTTTAACAAGCACATCTCGTGCTAATGACACTTTTGCATCCACGTTTGAAGGAGACAATACAACCTCATTTGCAAGAGTTTTCAACATTCAACACAGCGACAGAGCAAATGCTGATTCAGATACAGTTATGATTGTAACGCACGGAGACCTCGCATAATGCCATATATAGGTAAATCCCCCGCAGTAGGTTTCCGCAACCGCTTCGTATATCAGGCGACTGCGGGGCAGACCTCGTTTAGTGGCAGTGATGCCGACAGTAAGGTCTTGACGTATCAGGACAGCCTGTACATGGACGTGTACCAAAACGGTGTTCTCTTGAAGCCCGGTACGGACTACACAGCCACCACCGGCACGACGGTTGTCTTGGTCACAGGGGCATCTCTGAACGACGTGGTAGAGATGGTCATCTACGATACCTTCTCTGTGGCAAACTCGTATACCAAGACGGAAAGCGACACACGCTACCCGTTTAAGGGTAACAACTCGATTATCCGCTTGAACGGTCAGACCATCAGCGCAGACATCACGATTGACAGCGACGAGAACGGTGTGTCGGCTGGGCCGATTACGCAGAGTGCCACCGTCACTGTTAACGGGTATTGGAGCATCGTATGACCAGCGTATTGAATGTAGACACGATTGCGGATAAGGCGGGTACGGGGCCGGTAGCACTTACGAAGCAGAGTGCGGCGAAGGCGTTTATTAACTTTAATGGCACTAGCACTCCGGCTGCTCGTAAAAGTTTTAATACCAGTACAATCACGGACAACGGCACTGGTCAGTTTAGAATATCTATGACCAATGCTATGTCAGATGCAGATTTTGCGCTTATAGGTTCTTGTATTGGAGATGGTGCTACTTCTAATCGTACTGTGTCATTGATGGGTTCTAGAGGTTCAAATACTACAAGCATTATGGATGTGAACACAGTTCGTGCAGACACAGATGCACAGGTAGATTGGACTCATAATTCCGCAGTTGCATTGGGAGACCTCGCATAATGGCAAGCATACTCAAAGTCGATACAATCACAGGGGTAACCACGGCTGGCTCTATTGCGGTGACTGGCGAGGGCAACTCGACCACAACGAATTTGCAGCAGGGTCTGGCGAAGGCGTGGGTAAACTTTGTTGGTTCTTCGTCAGGTATTCCAATAGGTGACAGCTTTAATGTAAGTGGAAACACGGACAACGGGACAGGCGATTACACAATTACCTATTCTAATGCAATGGGCAATGGGAATTACTCCCTTACAGGTGTGGGTCAGGCCGGGGGTGGCAGTAGCGTGATGGCTTTGGCAGTAAACAGCACTGGCGGACTAACAACAGCATCAGCCAGAATATTCACCAAAACAGGCAGTCCTGCTGACAGTGATTTGGTTACGTCCACGATTTCGGGAGACCTCGCGTAATGGCTAGTGAACTTAGAGTAAACACCCTGAAGGATGCCAGCGGGAACAACAGCATTGCCACCAGCTTTGTTGCAGGGGGAAGTGCGAAAGCAAGATTTACAGTTAATCAGGCAAACAACACCACTGCGTTATCCTCACTTAATATTTCTAGTTTAGCTGATACTGCTACGGGCAGGACAACATATAATTTATCTAGCGCATTTTCATCTGCGAATGAGCATTGTGCTATAGGTATCGGAACAGACGCCTCTACTTTTTACGACTATACCATAGCATCTCATACAGCAAGCAGCGCACAATTCATTCAAGGGGCCTCTGCCCATGACATTGACTTTGCGTCAATTACAGCACACGGAGACCTCGCATGAGTAAAGCAGCAGAACTCGCCGCACTGATTGGTTCGCAGTCGGCGCAAACAGACAGAAATTTTTTTATAAACGGTGCAATGCAGGTCAATCAGAGGGGGTCTGTAAATACATCTGATGGTTCTAATGTCTACTCACTAGACCGTTGGTTGACTTTTCTTCGCGGTGGCCCTGCTGCTACTTTGTCTCAAAGCACTGACGTTCCAACAGGGCAGGGTTTTGCTAACTCCTTCAAGTTAGATGTAACCACTGCTGATGCTCTAGGGACAGCAAGTGATTTCTGTAAAGTTTCGCAGAAGATGGAGGGGCAAAATTGCCAACGTCTTGCGAAAGGAACAAGCAGTGCAAAAAGAGTAACTTTGCAATTCTGGGTAAAATCCACAATTACTGGCACATACATCATTGAATTGTTTGATGATGATAACACTCGTCAAGTGTCACAAGCATACACCATTTCCAGTTCAAACACTTGGGAGCATAAAACACTGACATTCCCTGCTGATACGTCAGGTGCATTGGCAGACGACAACGGCAACAGCTTTGAAGTGGTGTGGGGCTTGGGCATGGGTTCAACGTACACAAGCGGAACTCTCAACACCAGTTGGGCTAACAACACACAGGCAAACAGGTTTGTAGGACAGGTTAACGCTCTAAGTAGCACAGATAATGAATTTTATCTGACGGGATGTCAGTTAGAAATCGGCGATGTAGCCACGCCGTTTGAGCATCGGTCGTTTGCGGATGAGTTGAGTAGGTGTCAGAGGTATTTTCAACACTGGAATTTGGGCGGCACTTATCAAAACGGTGGCGGCTTTTCGGCCATGCTTTATAGTTCAAGTCTAACTTTTGGCACTATTCCTTTCATGTGTGAAATGAGAGCCGCTCCAACAGGGTCAATATCCGCTGCGAATACTTGGCAATTTTTAAACAGTTCTGACGCACCGCATAGCGTTAATACTATCTCTATATATGCTGCTTCAAAAGTCAGCGCATCATTCCAATGTGACCCAAGCACTGCTTCATCGACCCCAAATGTATCTGAAACAGGCGGAGGTCTTCTGTGGCCCGGCAATACAAACAGCAATGATGCTACGGTTTCTATGGATGCGGAGTTGTAATCATGACAATTAGCGATGCCCAATACATCAAAGACTTATTTGGAAGTGACAATAACGTGTCAATCAAAGCCACTATCGACGACAAAGAAGTGACTGTTCCTCTCGACCCAGCCAACCGCCACTACGACGAAATAATGAAACAGGTTGCAGCCGGTGAATTGACAATCGCTGACGCCGACTGATGAAGCTGGCGATGGAACCCGTACTCAAAACCCAGATGGAACTCGAAGCGCATGAAAAAGAGTGTGCTATCCGCTATGCTGCTGTCCAAGAGAAACTCGACGCCCTCGACAAGCGCATGTGGCGGCTTGAGGCGATGATCATGGGGAGTACGATTTTAGTTGTGGCTATGGTCGTCACAGTATTTATGGGAATTAGATAACGATGGCAGAAGTCGTAAAGATTGATACTGACGCTAAATTAGCAGGGCAGGTAGGCGAACAGGCTGCAGGATTACAGACAGGTGTTCCGCAAGTTGACGTTGTACGCCCGACAGTGACATCGGACACGCTACAACAAACTACCGGCACGATGCTCGGAACTGATCCGCAAGCAGGAATACAGCAAGCTCCGATGACCGGCATCGACGTAACTACTCCGACAGCACCTGCTGCGAATGTTGGTCAAGTGTCGGCGACAGAACGTATCACGCCTAACATCGGTGTGATGGGCGTATCACAAATCGACGCCGCACCGCAGATCGATGTGAGTACAATCGAAGCGCCTTTGTCTGCAGGGGCACAGGCCGTAGCCCAAGTAGACGAACTCGATCAACGAGCCACAGTAAAGTATCAACTCGAACAACTACTCAGCGGCATCGAAGAGGGCAAGCCGATGCCCCCGTTCGCCGCGCCTGCCGTACGTAAAGTTGCAGGTATTATGCAAGCACGGGGCTTGGGGGCTTCGTCTATGGCTGCTGCGGCTATCACACAGGCTGTCATGGAATCGGGCGTTGCTATCGCTGCGAAGGATGCGGATCAATTCGCACGTATGCAGCTTACGAACCTCAACAACAGACAAAAAACAGCCTTACAAAACGCCGCACTTGTCGCAGGACAAGACAAGGCTAACTTGTCCGTGCGTTTACAGGCTGCGGTTACGAACGCACAGGCGCTGCTTGCTACCGAAACAAAGAACTTATCTGCAAAGCAGCGTTCTGATGAGCTTTCGTACAACGCCCTGACACAGGGACTTTTCAAAGACGCTGCGGAAGAAAACGCACGGCGTCAATTTAACGCTAAGAACGAATTACAGGTAGACGAATTTTTTGCAGAGCTAGAGTCACAAGTTGAGACTGCCGACGCGAACCGCAAAGCAGCTATGGCCCAGTTCAATGCGGGTGAAGTGAACGCACAAAATCAGTTCAATACAGCGATGCGTGACAATCGCGAGAAATTCAACTCGAACATGCAGTACTCTTTTTTCCCT